TTGCGCTCGGCCATCATGGCCCAGGACCTTCCCAAGGCCTTCGCTTTACCCACTAATGGATCTGGCGTGTCAAAGTTCTCTTTGCCACCCATTTTCTGGGCTTGGGATAGAAGTCTGTGCTTCGGAGTATCTACGTGGATACTCCCACAGTTGGACTTTCCATAGTGTCCTTCTTTTATTATATTGAACCTCGGATGTAGTCCGAACTCTTGGCAGTAAGAGATTATCACACGTGATATCCTATACTTGTCCCAAGAAATTTCGAACCCCATCGTTTCCATAAATTTTGGAATCTTCTGTAGATCTACAGTTGACCCTATTCCGGCATGGTCATCACCTGCACAACAGTACTGCTTAACAGTACTGTGGTTCTCGCTCTGAAACACAGCGGGACGGAATCTTAAATTTTTGTCTAGTAATGAAGTATAACCATATTTGGTCATCTTCCAAGCTCCATAGGAGCTTGCGGTCAGTACGACCTTAGCTAGTGGTTCACCCATGAGAATCGCTCGACAGGATATGAAAGAGATCTCTTTCATTATCCTACCCGAGTCGCCTTTTCCCTTATTACTGATATCCTTCGTTTCGTACGGTATACCGTTGCGATACAAAGTATGCATCAGATCTTTAGCCTCCCTACCGCCGGAGCGAATAATTATTCGCCTCGGGCTACAGAGCATCGAAGCAGCTTGTATCAAGTACTTCGCCTCTCCGGTAGAGACCAGCTGGTTGTCCTGTAGTCCATCTATAATGCCTTTTAACAGGCCGAATGACACATCGTGCTCGGCTCTGTCAGTAGCTGCGACCATGTCTGAAGTTGAAATATTGTCAGGAAGTTCCTCTCCATCCCTCATTTGAGAAACGGATCGAGCAACCACTTGAGAAAATTTCCACAGACCTGCCGTATCTACAAGGCCGATCTCCGCTGCCGGCAATAGAGCTAATAGCTCTGTTAGCCGATGTGCAGCAGGAGACAGGAAAACATTGAGATAATCCTCTCCAGCAGTAACGGGCCTTATTTTAAGACCCGGCTCCGATATAATCGTTGCCCTGCCAGAAAGGAAGTTATCCCAGCTGAACGGATCGACAGCATTCTCTATAGAAGCGGCCCAGAGATCTCTGCACCGTTTCGCCCAGAGAAACAGCAATCGCCCCAAGCGTTGATCAACGCCTGTAGCGAATGCCGTTTCGCCATCTAGATAGAGGGGTTTAATTGCATCGCCTAGCGAGCCCATAATGGGTTCGTCTAAGTATGCAATTTCCCAAACTTTGTAATAACCATGCTCAGAACGAGCGATCTGGTGGCCAAAATTGTCCAGCCAGACGCCCTCCTTTGGGCACTGATTCGAAATAACACAAATGTCCGATTCCATGAATTCAGTGAATTCATTTGTCAGCACATTCCACTTTCCTCCCTGCGTCCTAGTATACTTTATACTTGACGAAGAGGACAAGCTGGTGTGATAAGCGTCTTTCAGATGCTTGAGCAAATACGGATCGTTCTCCGACTTCTTAGTGGCATTGAATGCAATGTCACTAGCAATAAAGAGTCCCATCTGTACGGCTTTTTCATAATGTTTCTGCCTCCATGGCACATATCCTTTTGGTATTGACGACATGTCGTCATTGTAAAGGTAATGTGGCACACGGAAGTCATCGCCCCGAATAGGATATTCCTTTTCGGTCGCAATGCGGTTGGTTGTTACCAGCCCATGGCAGTAGTCTATAATTTTCCTTGACTTTGTTTCCCCCGAAGCAGGAGGTAGGTATCGCGTCTGCGTAAGATTTGATACATACCACACTAAATCTAGTGGCTCAGCGGGACAGAATTCCATGATGCTCATGAGCATATCATAGAGTTTCTGTGCATCGTCGCTTAATATCTCTCTTGTTCCGTTTTCGAAACTCTGAGGGAAAAGCGACACGTCAATTTGGTTGTCACACGCTACGTTGCCGTAGGCACC